ATGGCTTGCTAACCATCACGGCCCGTAGCGCCAACATCTATGGGCCAGGGGATCTTCATTGGTCGAGACTGGTACCAAATTCGTGCAGATTGGCGCTCCAGGGGATAGCTCCACAGATTAACGCGGGGGCGGCGGATTACCAGCGGGATTGGCTTTACATCGATGATGCGGTAAATGCCTATCAGTTGCTTGCCGAGAAAGGAACGCCGGGGGAGGCATACAATGTGGGGACGGGGCAACACTGCTTAGCGACGACCGAGGAGATAGCCCAGGCGATTAGCAATCTGGCGGGCGCGCCGTTGCCGCTGGAGACTGGAAGACGGATCAAGCGGGAAATACCTGCACAGGAACTGGATGTTAGCAAGATGGCAAGCCTAGGATGGAAAGCCTTAACCTGGTTGGGGAACGGGCTGCCGAACACGGTTGCCTGGTATCGGGAGCACCTAAGCAATGCCTCTCTTACACCATAAGGATCGGGGGCAATTCGTGAAAAAGCTCCGCATTCTGATGTTGCACGAAGACAGGCGGCGGCCCGGTGAGGGGGGCGGGGCAGAATCGCTGTTGAGGGACCAAACACAAGCCCTCCAGAAACTGGGGCACAGCGTCAAGTGGTGGCAGGGCGACGTCCCTCTGCAGGATTGTGTAACGGAGTACATGCCTGACGTGTGCCACATCATGACGATTCACAATTTCATCGGGTTGCGCCCCGCCCTGTGGCTGCAACAGAACAAGATACCGCACGTCTGGTCGCTGATGGATTATTGGCCTTTCTGCGGTGGGCGGATGCTTCTGACGGATGGAGACAGATCATGCGCTGCTGTAGAGGGCGTGTGCGACGGGAATTGCGATGGGCATCCAGCCCCGGCCAGGTTCAGGGAGATCGTCAACGGATCGCCTGTGCTGGCGCTGAACAGGCACAGCGCGGCGATCTACGAGCGACATGGCATACCCGTCTACGCAGTGACGCCCCTGGGCGTTGATACCGAGAGGTTCCAACCAGATTATGCGCGGCGCAACGGGGCGCGGGTGATGACGACTACCGCCTGGCCCGGATGGCCGACGAAAGGGATGCATATTCTGAGAGAGGCCTTGCGCAAGGTGGGCGTGGGGGCGAAGCTGGTCACCGGAGTGTCAAGAGAACGGGTAAGGGATGAACTGCAGACGGCCTCCATCTTCGTGTTCCCCAGTACCTACCAAGAGACGTGGGGACTCTGTCTGACCGAGGCGATGGCTTGTGGTTGTGCCTGCATAGCGTCAGCGGTTGCTGGGCCAAAACAGCAGATAGAGGACGGGATTGATGGCTTGTTGGTTCCGCCGAGAGATGCAGACGCATTGGCAGATGCCCTGCAGAGATTGTTGGATGACGACGAGAGGCGCGAGCGATTGGGCAAAGCGGCGCGGGCGAAAGCGGAACGCGAGTTCACGTTGGAGCGCATGGGACGAACTTTGGTTGAGACGTACAGGAGCGTGATCAATGGCTCGTAGCGGAATGGCAAACCTTCTCGCGCGGACGCGTCGGTTCGTAGACGACTCCGGCACCGCCACATGGACGGACGACCAACTCCAGGACATTCTTGACGCCCATAAATATCGCGTTCAGCGCGAATACCTGGAGATGGAACGAACGCTCGTTTCCGCCGACGACTACGAGTACAAGATATACCACAGCCGATACGACAACTACGAAGAAGGCGGAACAGTATATTTCAACGTCGAGGGGGTCAGCGGCTCGCAACGGGGCACGGCGGATTACAGCGCGGATTACATCCGTGGCGTAGTGGCGATGACCGCTGACCAGGAGGGGTCCGCCCTCTACCTCACGGGTTGGAGCTATGACTTGAATGCGGCAGCGGCGGACTGCTGGAGAGAACGAGCAAGCAAAGTGTCAAGCTACTATGACGTGCAAGCGGACGGGCACCGGCTAAGCCGGTCGCAGTGGTTCGAGCATTGTCAGGAAGCAGCTAAGATGTATGACGCGCGGGCACGGGCCGTGACGGTGAGAGGGTTCAGGCATGGCCTTTTTGACGACAACTGAACTTGCCGACATCCGTACGCACATGGAGGCGACCTTGCCCGATACGTGTACCATAGAGTATGTCACTAGAGCCAGTGATGGCATGGGCGGGTGGACGAAAGCCTGGACGGCGAGGGGCACGGCGATAGCCTGCCGGCTCAGCCCGGCCATGACCGGAGCGTATATGGGGGTCACCCAAGAGAAGCTGCAAGAGGGGCAGGCGTGGGTTCTGTCCGTAGTGCACGACCAGACGGTGGCCGTGAGCGACCGCGTGACCGTAGACAGCTCAGCTTACCGCGTGAGCAGGGTCAACGTCAACGAATCGGAGATCGCTTTGAAAAGGGCGTACCTGGTGAGGTGGGAATAGGCAATGCCCCAGACGAAGATAGTGGTGGACACGAAAAAGCTAGACCGTCTTTTAGCGAGATTAAAGGGCAAGCCGGTAAGGATATTGCATGACGGTGTGACTTATGGGGTTTACCAGGAATTCGGGACGCACACGGTTCCCCCGCATCCCTTTATGACGCCCGCAATCGAGCACATCCGTCCCGCGTTCAACAAGGGTTGGAAGCAAGTGATCGAAAGCCAAAGCATAAGCGCAGATGACTTCGTGGAGAAGCTGGCGCGGGACGCGGAGACGGCCGCCAAGGCCAGTGCGCCAGTGAGAACGGGCGCTTTGAGAGCTAGTATCAACGTAAGCAAACCGGAAGAGTTCAGAGCAACATGAGCGACGTTTTCACCGCAATGGGTACCGCGCTTTACTCGACACTCGCAGCGGGTACAGCGTTGACGACCAAGCTGGGCGGAACAGAGATTTACAATGCGATTGCACCGCAAGGGACAACTCCCCCTTATGTAGTCTTTTCCTATTCAGGGGGCGGGGATGACAATACGTCTCCCCGGCGGGCGCGCAGCATGGTCTATACCGTAAAAGCCGTAAGCACGGAGGGGCCTCGCCAAGCAGGGGAGATCGATGCGCTGGTGGATACCCTGCTCCACCTACAACCCTTAACCGTGACCGGCTGGGGAAATTATTGGACTGCTCGCGAGTCTGACGTTTCCTATTCTCAAGAAGCCGGAGGTGTTATCTACTGGCACCGAGGCGCGCAGTATCGTATACGAATTGCAGAATGAGGTGACACATGGCAAATACGGGCCGGATTTCCGGCAAAGACCTTTACGTTACGTTCGGAGGGACCGAGATCAGCGGTGATTTCACCTCCGTTGGGCGAAGCGAGGAAGACGACCAGATCGATGTGACGGCTGGGGCTGATACTTACCACTATTTTCTGTCCTTGGCCCGAAAGAACGGCACCAGTGCGTTCGAGGCATTCTATGATGGATCGACTACGACCGTCTGGGATGCGATAGTTCCAGGAGGGGAGGGGACGCTCATCATCGCCCCGAAGGGCACAGCGTCGGGCTACCCCAAATGGACCTGGGATCGAGTGCTGGTGGCCAGTCGGGAGATCACTTTCCCGTTTGACGACGGGGTGAAAGTGACCGCGTCTTTCCAGTATAGCTCCGCTGCATCAGAAGCGACGTACTAGCCGCGAGGGGGCGGGAATGCCCGCCCCCTATATAAGGGGAGGGAACGTGGAGATCGAGGTTAAAGGCAAGAAGGTCGTTCTCAGGGACAAGATGCCCGCCAAGGCGAACTGGGATCTGTTCCAGAACTTCGAGAGATTCGCCAGCGGGGAGCTCGACTTTGACCGAATCGTTGATTTGCTTTCCCGCGTGGTCGAGTCTTGGGAGTTGGAAGGCGATCCGCACGACACGGCAACGTATGAGGAGATGGACCTGTTCAGCGAGATGATGCCCCTGGTGTCAGCACTGAGCGAGATCGTTAGCACCTGGACTGAGTCCTCAAAAAACTAGCCAAGGCGGTATACGTCTCGCTGTCCTTCAACGAGGCTATGCCGTGGAAAGCGCTTCGTTGGCACTTGGCGGAGTTAACGGGATGGAAACTGGAATACATCGACTCCCTGGAGATGGGCGAGATACTAGAGTGGTTCGCGCTGAAAAAAGGGCAGTCGATAGCGAGCAAATGAGGGGACGGAAAGCGGTAGGTGCGTCATCGCTGTATCTATAGCATCTCTTTACGCCACAATAGGGGCTGATCTTAGCGGCCTCAACAAAGGGCTGAAAAATGCGAAAAGCTCTCTAGGTGGAGTCGGGGGACAATTGAAAAGCCTGGGGGCTTCTGCTACAAAGTTCGGCGGGGCCATGAGCGTCGGGGTGACTGCCCCCTTGGTTATGCTCGGCAAGAAAGCAGTAGGCGTGACCGCTGACTTCGAGAGCCAACTAAACGTGCTGACTATCGCAGCCAAAAGTTCTGGCACTACTATGGAGAACTTAAGCAAAGCAGCTATAGCAGTCGGCGCGGATACGGAATTGGTAGGAATCGACGCTGCCCAGGCTGCTGAGGCGCTAACGAACTTTTACAAGGCGGGCTTCGACACAACAGAGATATTTTCCGATCTTGAGGGATATCTCAATAGCGGCGCGTCACTGACCGGCGCGCTACGGGGGGCCATCGATCTAGCTGCTGCCTCAGAGCTTGATCTCGCTTCATCTTCGGACGTGCTTTCAGTGGCAATGGCCACATTCGGCCTTGATGCCAAAGACGCCACGCAAATCATAGACAATTTCGTCGGCGCGGCTGACGCCTCTGTGACCTCAGTACCTGAATTGGCAGAGGCCCTCGTGAACGCCGGCCCCACGTTCGCTGCTTTTGGGATACCTCTTGAGGACGTCAATAACGCTCTAGCGCTCTTGTCCCAACGGGGCATCCGGGGCAGCGAGGCTGGCACCGCTCTCAAATCCATGTTCACAAACATGATGCGACCCACGGATAAAGTTACGGGGGCTCTTGATGATCTCAATGTTAGCCTCTATGACGGACAGGGCGCGATGCTTGAGATGGCCGACATTCTGGGTCAATTCCAGAAAGGACTGAAAGGTCTTACCGAGGAGCAGCGCAATCAATACATACAGACGGTGGCAGGCA